AGGCGGCTACACCTACCGCCGTGAGTTTGATTTAACTATTGGATACGATATTGTTTATCATTACGATTTGCCCGTTTCTCACGCTGTTAATATTGATTTAGATAATGATATACATTTTGAAATAACGGAGGACGATATTAAATGACAGGAATCCCAATAGATTGGCTTTTAAGGGTCGGTTTTACCCAAGCACAAGTAACTGATATCAGTGCATTCTTTAGAAATGTTGGCTATGCCGCAAAATTTACGGCTGATGATTTGGTTACAGGTGTAAATGTATCAGCAAATAAAATTTTTCAAATTTCAAGTTATGATGCCTTAAAAACTATTTTTAAATCCGACACACAGTTTTTTAAAGATATTGAAGCTATGTTTAATCAAAAAACAAATTCAACTCAAGATCAATCAAAACTAAATAATGTGGTGGTGTATCAGGTTACAGAAACTGATTATGAAAAAGCAGTTGATAATTTTGTTAAAGTTAATGCAAACTGGGCGCAGTTGGTTATTGATAGCAGAGATGTAACAGATATTTCAAAAGCAGCTCCAAAGGCTTTATCAAATAACAGATTATTGGTTGCTCAAACAAGTGATGAAACCATTAAAAATAATACAGAAGACAATATTGCAGAGTTATTAAACAAACAGAAAAACAGTAATGTTATTATTCTTTATCACGCAGACGATACAGAGGGTTTGGCTGCTGCAAGTGCTTCTATTATGGCCCAATCTCAATTAGGATTACTTGATATTGTTTATGCTACCGCAACGGGAATAACTCCACAGGATTATGACAGCACCACAATGACAAACCTTAAAAACTTAAATGTTGGCTTTTACAGCGAAGTTAATCCAATTAACGGCGGAGGGGTTTCACAGTATGCCAGCCCAATTATTTACGCTATGAATAATGCTTCAGGAGAAGATATCAAACAAAAATACACTAAATTCTCACTTGAATTTTTAATGAAAGCCCGTTCTATTGATTTCTTAAAGAAGAGAAAACCTTATGAAGATATGTCCGCTAAAATTTTAGACAGTATGCTATCAGGAATTTTTATTGAGGGGCAAAGACCAAATGGAGCAGGACAAAGACTAATCAAGCAAAATACGGTTAATTCGGATGGCGCTGAAATCAAAGGTTTTGACTTGGCGGTTGGAAAGCCAAGCGACTTAGAAGAAACCGCACCGACTTTATATAATTCTGAAACATATCCAGTTACAGCTTACGCAAGAGATGCAAAAACAGGTAAAGAAATTGAAATAAATATCAATATCGACCCGACAGCATCAGAGTTAGCCTCAATGGAAAGCTTATTAGGAAAGGCGGCATAAAATGAGCGAATTTAGAAAGCAATATAGAAACGCAATATTAAACGGTGTGGCGATTACAAACTACGGTGAAACCGTTTGCGAAGAAACATACAGCGGGGATTTTGTTGAACAGCGTGCAGGGGCGCAGGGTGATGTTATAACTGTGGTAAACCACGGTGCAGACAAAATGCGTCATTTTAGGCATACTGTTCACTTTGACAGCCCGATATTTGCGCAGTTGAGGCTATGGGGCAAAAATGCAACGCGTTTGACTTATCAGCTTACGGATGATAACACAGGTGAAAAACTGACCTCAACCACTGCTTATGTTGGCAATATTAACAGCATTAACGACGATCAGGACAGAGAATTTACTGTTTATTGCGAGGATTTAGTATAATGGCAAAAGAATTTACCATTGAATATGGAAACAATAAATACACAAGAAACGCACTAACGGGCGAAGCCTTGACAACCCTAGCCCTTGTATTTCAATTAAAATTCGCCTGCTTTACTTCAACCGGCTTTGATATTATGACATTCAGAGATACGGATTCTTTCGGTCGCCATCAATGTATTAAAGATATTTTTGCAGTTGATGAGTGGAAGTGGTTAATTAATGAGATTATTTATAACGACAGCTACCCTATAGCAGTTAATGGCAAATTTTTAGACAGAACAGAAACAGAAGAACACTTTGCGGGTGATGTATTAAAGCTTATGACCGTAACCTATAAAATGGCGGTAGAAAATATGGGGGAGCGCTCCGCCTTTATGGCGAGTTTGAACGGATTTACAAAAAATATCGCAGGGTCTTTGTCAGAACTAGTAAAGACATACAGCGAAGATGTAGCTCAGTCAGTGAACTTATTCGCAAAAGCCCAAAACTCGAAGAAGCCCGAACAAAAGCGCAGGAGCAAATAGTTAAATTTGCAATATTTTTTGCTCAATCCAAAGTGCCAAAGACAGAAGAAGAAATAAACAAAATGGATACTACAAAATTCATTATGTATTATGAGGAGCTTGTAAGACAGGCGGACGAGCAACTAAAGGCTATGGAAACTAAAAAATAAACTCTTTTAACAATTCATACAATGGTGCAACAATAACCATAGCAATCATCATAACAAAAATAAGCGTGCATATTGGAGTTCTTTTTAAAACTTTTCTTAGAGATATTTCAAGCCTCCAAACTGCTCTAAATAATCTTTGTTGTTCTTGTTCTATTGTAGCCATAATTAAAATTCCTTTTCTTTAATTATACCAAAAATACCCGATTTCAACATTGCTACACTTAAATTATGGCAACATACTTAGATGAACTTGTGCAAAAAATAGTAACAAAAGCAGACTTAAAAGGTTTTGACGATTTAGAGCGCAAGCAAAAGCGTGCAATAAAATCAAATGATTTACTTGCAAAATCTTTTCGCCGTGCCTTTGGCATTTTCTTTGGTATTCAGGGGGTAAGAAGTGTTATCAAAACAACACGAGAAATTGACCTTTTGCAGCGTTCTATACAAGGATTAACAGGTACGGCGGACGATTGGCAATATTTAAGACGTGAGGCATATAGAACAGGTACAGACCTTACAAAAGCTGCACAGGCATATAAGAACTTTTATTCTGCCGCAAATATGGCGGGATTTCAAAAACCGCAAATACAGAGTATGTTTTCAGATGTTTTAGTTGCGGGGCGTGGGATTGGTGCTAACCAACAGCAAATTGGTGCTGCTTTGTTGGCATTAGAACAAATGCTTTCAAAAGGTAAGGTATCAATGGAAGAACTCCGCCGTCAAATGGGTAATGCTTTGCCGGGTTCTTTTGAAATAGCTGCAAAATCTATGGGTGTAACCACACAGGAATTTAACAAACTTCTTGAGGCTGGGCTTGACGCCAACGAATTTGTACCTAGATTTACAGCAATGTTAAAACAGGAATTAGGAAAAGGGTTTGAGGCAAATATTAAATCATTAGATTTTGCGCTTGTAAATTTAAATACAGCTTGGATGGAGTTTCAAGCAAATATTTTGCAGGGTGAAGCTGGCGAAGCGTTAGCTCAGCTTGTAAGGGATATTACAAAGATTTTGAGAAGTCAGGGGCTTTTGCAATTTATTAAATTAATTAGTAAAGGTTTGGCGGTTATTATTAAAAATATAAGGTTAATGATTACTTTATTTGGAATAAAAGTAATTTTTAATACAATAAGGGCATTAAAAGCTTTGCATTGGGCGATATTGGATATTGCTACAAGTACAGGTGTTGCAAGTGCTGCTACAGAGGCTTTAGCAATGAGCTATGCAATGATGACAAGCGGACAAATATTATCAGGAATAAAATTGCTATCAAAAGCTTTATGGGCAATGAGTTTGCCATTATTAAAATTAAGTACAGTTCTTGCGGGCGTTGTATCTTGGTTTTTAATTTTACAGGATTTATGGCTAACTTTTACTGATAAAGATGCTGATACAATGACACGCAGATTTATGGATGCCCAAAAAACAAAACAAAATTTAGCAATAAATACAATAAAACCTTTAACATCAGAAGAAAAAGATATAGCTGTTAAATCATTGAGAGCGCAGGGAAAACAACCATTCTTTAAGCAAAACAAAGAAGGCTTATGGGAATTGCAAGAAATAAAAGACAATTTTATTCCTAATACAACAATTTCAGCACCTTCGGGCGGTTTATTTAATAGTAATAGTACAAGTACAAAGGGGCAGACAAATAACCTTACAATCAATATTACAGCTCCAAATTCACAACCAGAAGTTATAGCTGCAAATGTAGAAGATGTTTTACAAAAATTCTTTACAAAATATGAAATGGGATATGCTTAATTATTTTTGACAATAATAAGAATACAATATGTCGGGCATTGTATCAGGGACTATTATTTCATTGACAAATGAATTATATGTGCTGTCAATTGGATTGGAATTTTTGTCATAAATATGAGTGACTAAAATACTAAATGTTTTGTTCGGACAGCTTATTTCCCAATTTTGTAGAACATAATTTGAGTCTTTGACGTTAGCAGGGTAAAATTTAGAGCCGTTAATAATTTTTACCCAAAAATTTATTGACGCAGGTTTAACGTTTGGAGTAACACTATCAGTATTTAAATAAAATTTGTCTAATAATTCTATATATGAATCTTTAGAAAAAGACGCCAAAGGCAAAAACAATATTAAAAATACAATTAAAAATTTTTTCATAACAACTCCTTTTGCCCTACTATAACATAAATATCCCGATTTCAAAATTATTAAAATATAAATATGACCTATGCACAAATTATATTACCATATGAGCCAAAAAAAACAGATGTAAACTCCGACCCGAAGACAAAACAATCGTTAAAGGGTAAACTTACTTCTGCTTTAAAAAATGCGCCTAATACGATTAAAGGCGCGATTCAAAATCCGGGTGCAACATTTGCTGATTTAGGCAAATATATGCAAACTGCCGAAAATATGACCTGTAAATTTTCGGCTATTGGTTTGGCTCAACTTATGGCGGACGGTAAAATAACTAATCAGGCAGCATTAGACTATTTGTTTTTAGGCTTTGCCCCAGCACTTGACAAGCAGGCTGTTGCTATGGGTTATAGCGGTGTTACCCAGATGAAAGATGCTATGCTGAACGGTTCAATCAATGTAGGCAGCTTTGTAAGCGGGTTTTCTAAAGTTTTAAAAGGTGGGATAGATTATGCAAACACGCAAAAATCAAAGCAAGAGCAAAAAACAAACAATATTTTAGAAATTGATGTTGTATTTAATCATAATGAAACCTATCAATCAGAAGCTCCGGATAGACGTGTTGAAAACGGGATGAGTTTTCAAGAAGTTTTACACAACTTACCTGAGATATTAAGTATAGATTGTGGGTTGCAAGACGGCAGAAGATATACAAATCAAGAATTTAAAGGCTATTTAACAGCTTTAAGAGAAAGCAAAATGGTATTTGATATAGTTATCGGTGATGAAAACTTGCAAAATGTAGTTTTGCAAAATTTTACCCCTGCTGTTAATGGCGCAATAAGCGGATTGGATTATACGCTTGAACTTAAAAAAGTCCATATCGGAAGCGTTGAGCTAACTCCGATAACCATAGGAAAAGCACCGCAAAGGGTTTCCGATAGTACTATCGGAAATAATGCAGGTGGAATTGGAGGTGTTAATACACCAAATACAGTTAATAATCCTGCTAATCCAAATAATAACTTAACCCCGAATAAAAAAATATCAATGTGGGCTCATTTGAGTGATTTGGGTGATGGCAATGTGGCTAAAGGCGTTGGCAAATGGTTTGGGGGTGAAGAATAATGCAAATTTTACAGCTTGGGAATAGTTTTAAAAACAACCCAAATATTTCATCAACAGTCACCCTTGACGACCGCCTATTCAACTTCACTGTCAAATGGAACGATTACGACAATACCGCGTATCTTTGGCTTTATGACGCGGATATGCAGCCGATTGTTTTGGGTAGAGCCTTAGTCAACGGTTTAAAAATTAGAACAGACAGACGATTATTACCGCAGGATTTGAGGTTTGTACATTTGAACGGTGAAACTTATGATCCTGATTTAGACACAATCGGCGAGGAGTTCGGGTTTATTTATGGTAGTTGAAGCAGAAGAAACATTAGTATTAAAAACAGGAGTGGCGGTTAGTTCTGTTAATCCTGATTTGAATTTTCGCTTGCGGCTTGATATAGGCGGGGCTAACATCCGTATTGCCGACAATCTTAAGGAAGATAAAGAAACAGGGCGGTTTTGGGTTGACCGTGAAAGCGGTCTTGATATGGACTTTGATATAGTAAAAACCGATGACGGCGCGCCGAATGAAAGCACAATTACTATATGGAATTTATCAGAAAACACCTATACAAACATAATGAATAATGCTGATGCGTTTGAACTTTATGCAGCGTGGAGCAATGACGAATATGCTTTAATGTTTAGAGGGTATCCATTGAAAGCCCTTAAAAAAGCTAAAGGCACTATTTTAACCTCAAATCAAGGTTTTTTAAAGCAGGACGCAAACGCAGGGCGCAGAGGACAGAACGACTTAGAAACCGTTATCACGCTTATTGACGGTTTATCAGAATACAAAGACTCCAGAATGGATAAAACCTACTACGGTACTGTATCAACAGAAACCATACTAAAAGATTGCATTGAAACTTTTGGCATTCCGGTTGGGACAATCGCAGATATTAAGCATAAAGACATTATGGGCAGACAGTATCGCGAAAAATCCGTAAATGTCTTAAATGGACTTGCACAGCTGCTTGGTTTTAAATGGAAAATAATCAACGGGATGTTTTATATCTTTACGCAAGAAGAACCGGAAGAAGTTTACGGAATTACCTTAAACAGCGATAACTCAAGTACACCTGAAAGGCAAAACGATAATTTTAGGACAAAAACTAAAACTATTCAAAAAGCCAACAAGAAAAAGGGCATTGCCGGCATAAAGGAAACAGAAATTATAAAAACCTATAACGGTTATATGATAAAAACAAGACTTTTGCCGTTTTTAAATCCGGGCACGTGGGCTTTTTGTGATTTTGGTACACGCTTGCAGGGGACAAAGTATATTTACAAAGTAAGGCACAGAGGCAACAACTACGGTACAGTTGCAGAAACGGAGATTTACTGTGTTTGAAGAAAATAACAGCTACAACGCTTTTGATAAAATCATACAGGCTCTAAAAGAAAGTATAAATTGTTCCCTGCCCTGTCAGGTGAAAAAGGTTTATGGCAATTATGTTGATGTGCTTGTGTTTCGTAATGATGAGATTCTTGACGGAATAGCCCCGAATGTACCTATAAAACGGGATGAAACAAAAAGAGCTTATATCTTTTTAGGTATAAAAGAGGGTGATTACGGTACAATCCGCTATTATGACAAATCTATTGAAGCCTACAAAAAAGGCGATACAAATTATAACGGTGATGATAGATGTCATAATCTGAATGACGGTTGCTTTGAACTCGGGTTTATTCCTGATAATGAGGCGTTTATTTATCCAACTAATGCCGATATAGAAATCGGGCTAAAAGACGGCAGTGCAAAGGTTAATATCACAAACGGCAATATAACCATAACGGGCGGTTCTATCACTATAACAGGCTCAAGCGTTAGTTTAGGCTCAAATACCACAATAGACGGTAAATTGTTTTTAGAACACACCCACTCAAACGGCAATCAAGGCAATCCGACAGGGGGAGTGATTTAAAAAAGCCCGATTTTAAATCTGCAATACTTGAGTTATGAAAGATTTAAAATTAACAGACAACAACCGCATATCATTCAAAAACGGTGATTTTGAAACCGTAGAGGGTGAAAACCGTATAAAACAGCATATTAAAACTGGCATTAAAATCCTGCTCGGTGATTGGATTTTGGATTACCGCAAAGGCGTTGATATCATAGGCGGTTTGCGTGCTTATCCCGATATTTTAAAAGCACAGATAAAATCTGCAATAAATGAAGTTTTGGGTGTTGACAGAGTTTTAAAATTTTCTTTTGATGATAGCGAAGAAGTGTATAAAGTTAAAGCCACTGTTTTATCTGGCGGTCAGACATTTGACGTGGAGGGTGTAACCGGTGCAGTATAATTCAAAAGGTTTAACACCTGATACTTTAGAGGATTTTTTAAGAACGTGGACGGCTGAAATGCAGCCGACTTTTGGTAATGATTTTCAGATTACTAAAGAAAGTACTATAGGTAATATCTGCACCGTTTCAAGCCTTGTTGCTATGGATTACGAGCAGGAGCTTTTATTTCGTGATAAAAATATGAATCCAAATACTGCAGAGGATGAATATCAAGATGCGCTTTATAAGCTGATTGGTTTAGAGCGCACTTATGCAACCTATACGGTTGTTCAAAGAACAGTCGAGGGAACGCCCAACACAGTAGCAGCTAAAGGCTCAATTTTATTTAGAAATAAATCAACTCAAGACCAGTTTAAGCTTAATGATGATTGCCAGATTGGCGAAAACGGCAAAGGAGTTGGCTCATTTACAGCAGAAGAGTTAGGGGCAATTGATTTACCCGATGAGGCATTATGCGAGATTATAACAGCACCGGCTAATGTTGTCGGGGTATATTATTCAAGCGGCAATCAAATCGAAATCGGGCAGGATTATCAGGATAACGCGCAATTTCGCTATGAATGGGAGCAAACACAATCCCTTGCCAATTCTGACACAGAGGGCGGGATTAAAAAATATTTGCTTCCTTATGCGATTGATAAAAGTGCAAAAAATATTAATGTAAGGCAAAACCGAAACACGCCAAAATATAGCGATGTGCCGCTTCATTCAATGAATATTGTTATAAGTTCTGCTTATGATGATGAAACAATTGCAGGGGTGATTTTTAAGCACCTGAAAGACGGCATAGGGCTTGTCGGCTCGATTTCAATAGAGCTTGAAGACAGCGAAGGCAGCAAGGAAACAATTAAGTTTTCCCGCACACAATTAGTTGATATTGATTTTAAGGTTCAGGTTGCTTTAAATGACAATGTTTATTTATCGCAGGTTAAAACAAATATTGAAAATGCGATTAAAAATAATTTTAATCCAAAAATGGATGATGATATTGTCGCAAATAAGTATATTCAATTTGTTGATGCAGTAGAAGGGGTTGATTATACAAAATCAATAAAAGTAAGCAAAAACGGCTTAGATTGGCTTGATGTAATTGAAATCTCAGACATTGAAAAGGGCGAGATAGGGGAAATCAATGTTACTGAATGATTATTACATTAAAATGCAGGAATACTCAATATCTCAATTAAGGGCAAACCCTGATTATCTTTTGTTTTGCAAGTGTATCGGAAATGATTACAATAATTTGCAAAAAGTATCAGAGTATTTGCTTGATATGGCAAATATTGATAAAGCCGAGGGGAAATATCTTGATTATATCGGCTGGCTTGTAGGAACGACACGCAGTTACTTTAACTTAGCCCGCTTTTTTAGCGTAAATAATGATGATGTCAATGCCGTTAAATATTTTTGGTTCAAAAATCAAACAATAGGTCAGACCGCTGATTTATCTAATGAATTATTCAGAAGAAGAATTTACGCAAAGATAGGCTATAACACGACAAAAGGCACACGAGAAAATAATATTTACATTATAAAAAATATGAGTTTTGCAGATAAGGTGTTGATTGAGAAAGTTGAGCCTATGGTTCTTGATATTACCCTGATTGGGGATAACATCATACAAACGAACACTCTGCTTGATGATATCACAGATATTTTAGGAACTGGTGTAGGAATAAGACATTTAAACATACAAGGAGCGGCGGATGGACAAACCAACGAAACCAACGAACTTGCTGCCTGAGAGTTTTGGCGGGGAAAAAGAGAATTTCGATACAAATAAAATCGCAAACGGTTATGAGGCTGATGTACCCGATATTTTAGGTGGTGCGAATCTTAACTATCTTTTAGATGCGGCTGGCAAAAACCTAAAATATGCGAATACGATTGTAGATTATATAAATGATATTCCGGTAAACAATTCAATAATTACCGATGCAAATAACAAGCTGAAATATACGCAGTATGATTGCAGGGTTTATAAATCTACGGAAACCTACGGGCTAAATGAGTGGGTGACGGGGATTGTTGGCGAGAAAAAGAGTATATATCAATCTTTAATAGCTGCGAATACCGGCAATCCTCTAACCGATACAACAAAATGGCAGAAAGTAGAACTCGGTGGCGGAACCGGCCTTCCTCTCCTCTCCATCCGCCCAGCATTTTACGCTGATGAGTCACTAGGCTTAGATTACTATCTCAACGGACAGCTGTTGACTGTTAACGCAAACTTACAGGGTGCGGTTAATGAGTTGAAGAAACTTAAAGCGATAAGACCTAGTTTATTTTGCACAGAGGAAGAATGGCAGGCCGAAAAAGAGGCGAGCGACCACGGGCAAGTTGGTAAGTTTGTACTTAATGAAACCGCAGGCACTTTAAGGCTTCCTGCTGTTATTAATATTCAGGGCGTATTTGATTTGCAGAACGCTGGCTTGTTGGTAGAAGCTGGGTTGCCGAATATAACAGGGGGAACTATTAACGGGTGGGTTGTTGGTTCTGATAGGCCTATTGGTGCAATAAATGCTTACGTAGTGGATGCAGGAGTTGCTGGAACATCTCAAACAAATACCCGTCAGGCAGGATTTTCTATTGATGCCTCTCGTTCTAATCCAATCTACGGCAATAATACTACCGTACAGGAAGAAGTAATCCAATACCCGTGGGTTATCCGCCTTGCAACCGGTCAGGAGACAGAGGTTAATATCAGAAATGATATCGAGTCAATCGTACCATATACTTTGTTCGATAGTAAGTATTCTGAAGCTAAGCAATATAATGCAAGCTGGGTATTACGCGGTTCTACCCTTTCAAAAAGTGTGTATCCGACAGCTTATGAAGCTGCTCTTGTTGAGTACAATTCGGAAATTGCAGACGGTACAACGGTTGAACTGCCATCAGGCGGAAGTTATACAAAACGAGGGGTAAGCGGCGGAATTACAGTAAAACTATCAACTGATGAAACTGTAACAGAGTATGATTGGAAGCTGGACACAGTGGCAGAAATATTGACAGTGCCAACTTTAAATGGTAGTGAGGACTTGTTAAGTGATAGATATGATGACTTAGAGCTAAAAGCTAGTGGTTCTACTTATACCGCTCCTGCGAATGGGTGGTTTTGGATACAAAAACTTTCTTCAAGTACAGGTCAGTATTTAACTCCAGTAATAAAAGACTCAAATGGAAATATTAAATATACATTAACGTCACAACCTACAGCAGCTGGGTATGACGCCGAAATTCTTGCCCCTGTATCAAAAGGTGATGTTATAAGTATTGGTTATAGTGTGGGCGGTGCCACTAAATCTTTTAGATTTATCTATGCTAAAGGCAATGGTTCGCTATACTTCTTTGTAGCTTCTGGAGCTCAGAATGCGCCATTGGCTAATCTGGGAAGGATTGAGGAAACAAAGGTAGACAAAAACAGCTCTTGGGGATTTCCTAGTAATAGGTATATTGATTTAGAACTTGGGGCTAGTGGTTCTACTTATACGGCTCCTGCGAATGGGTATTTTTTTATAGACAAGCTAATGACTGCAACACAACAAGTCTTAGCACTTGCATATAATGAACTAGTTAATGATGCTTGGGTTTTTGGTTCTATGATGCGTGGTGTCGGTAATAATTATTCACAAGCAGTCTGGCTACCTGCAAAGAGAGGGCAAGTGGTCAGATGTAATTATGATGGCAATGAAACGTGTAGGCTTTTTAGGTTCTATTATGCAGAAGGTGAGGTATAACAATGTTTTTAGGATATCAAAACGGAAAAATTAAATTTTATACAGAGGTGCCGTTAAACGCTACTTTCTACAGCTTGGATAAAGTTGAGGAAACTCAAGACGAGTATGTTTTGGACGGCGAACAATACATTTTAAAAGACGAAGCTTGGGAAGAAAAACAAGCACAAAAAGAAGCGGAACGCATAGCAATGTTAAATCTTACTGCTGCGGATGTTGAACGTGCTATTTACAAGGCCAAAGGAATAGACTTTGATGATGTTATTGCTCTTGTTGAAGCGCAAGCACTATCAGAAGAAACACCGGCAATTGATATTAAGGCGTTAAAAATAGAACTGAAAGCTAATAACTTCTACCGCGGCAATCCGTATATAGATGTAGTTGGAACTCTTCTCGGATTTACAAAAGAACAGCTGGATGAATTTTTTGAAACAAATGATTACAGGTATCTAACAAACTGTACAATTACAATTAATCCAACACCCGCAGAAGCTGTTGTTACAATCAATGGCGTAAAACAAATGAGCATAACAGTACCTTACGGCAGTGAAGTTTACTATATAGTAACGGCAGAAGGATATAAAGAACAGTCAGGCACAGTTATTGTAGTGGAAAGTGAGACATTTGGTGTAGTACTGGAAGAGGTAGAAAATGAAAATACAGCCGATACAACAGAGTAACCCATCTTTCGGGGTACATATAGTGACTAGAACAACCAGTTATGGTAATAGGGCAACAGGTCTGTTGAAAAATTGCAAGCTTGATGTCTATACAGTAACAGAAAACGGGGAGCTTACACAAAAACTATACTACTTATCTGACAAACTGGGTAACTGGGTTAAGTCTAAGCTCAAGTTTTATAAAGGAAACAAAGTATACAAAGTCATAAGGAGTGAAAACAATGCTTAAATGGATGCGTAAAAAAATCTTAGAGGGGATTGTTAAGAATATCCTCCTAGAACTTCCGGAACTGAAAGAAAAAGCTTTAATACTGTTTGAAGAAAAAAAAGGATTTATTCATTGAAAAAGCAAAAGAAGCAATCAAAGAAAAACTTTTGGAGCTTGTTAAAAAACTTTAGGATAACACCAAAAGGGTTTAGTTTTAAGTTTACGTGGAGATTTTAGAAGTATATGGGCAAGTTTTTAACAGCAGCAGCAAGAATAGCACAACTTCCGCAGAAAGGAATGTATAAACTCATTGATAATGAACTCTTTCAGGATGATGACGGAAATATTTATCTTGCTTGGAGAGGATTCACAACTGATAACTTTACGTGGATAAATTCTGCTGACTGGGATATAAGATGTGCTCACGGGCACGATGTCGGATGTAAGTATCATCAAGTGGTGCGAGTTAAGTTAAATAAAAAGCAACTACAAATGTTGAGATATTTGAGGGTACATAAAGACAAAATTGTATGTGAAAATATAGCACCTAAATTTTTGGAGGTTGTAGATGTTTCAGGTCATTGGATTAATAACTTTTTTTATAGAATGCTTAAAGCTGCAGATTGCCCTAAAACGCCTAAATATATACAAATCTTGTATCGGTGCGGGGTTGCGTTTAATTTTGGGTGGTTTAAAAGCGGGAAAGAAAAGATTGATTTAAAAAATTTATATGAAAAATAAAGTAAAAAAATACTTAAAGAATTTGTACCAAACTAAACAAACACAAAAAATAAGAGCTTTAGCCAATCATCCTGACCTAAACGAAGATGAAAAATGGTTAATCATATATACTTTTGCTGAAGACAGAATGGTGGCAAATACCGCGAACAAATTAAATGTTTCTGAACGCAAATTTTATAATATTCAAGATTCAGCTCTGATTAAGCTTTATTATATTATTTTCAAATAAAAACTGTACAGTTTTAATTAAAAAAATCCTTCATAATAAAAATATGGAGGATTTATTCTTATGATGAATTACGGAATGTATCCAAGCTATTATCAGCCGATGTTTAATGCTCAACAGCGAATACAACAGTATGAACAGATGATGCCGCAAGTTCAACAGCCGGCACAGCAAGCCCCCCAGCAGCAAGCCGCTACTCAAATATTACAGACAATTCCTGTTAGCACTATTGAAGAGGCAAAAGCGTATATTGTTGATGCGTTTGGAACTCCAACATTATTTTACAATGCCGGTAAAAATGAAATTTACTTAAAAAAGACAAATAAACAAACTGCAGAAGCTGAATTTTTTGTATTTACAAAGCAGGAACAGCCGTTAAACGAGGTTAAAGACGAAAAGAGTATAAATACATACGAAAAAGATTTTAAAACGCTTAATGACAAAATAGACGGTTTTGCAAGAAAGATTGACGGTTTATATTCTCTATTGCAAGAAAAACCGCAAGAAATAGAAAACAAAGGGGGTAAAAATGTTAAATAACCCTATGCAGCTTATAGGTTTGCTGCAAAACTCCCAAAATCCTATGATGATGATTCAACAATTAATGGGCAATCATCCTCAATATAAACAAATTATGCAGGTTATTCAGGGGAAAACCCCTCAACAGCTTGAACAATACACAAGAAATCTTGCAAAAAATCAAGGGATTGATTTAAACCAATTAGCAAATCAATTCGGATTGAAAATATAATTCCCTCGAATTCGAGGATGTTACCGCCAAGGTGGCGTGTTTTACCGCTTAGCCTTTAATGCGTGAGCGTGTTTTAGAAGTCACACATTTTAAAAGAAAGAGGTAAACAATGGAAAAAGAACCATTATCAGCGGCGGACATCGCGGCAGTTACCGACAGGCATACCGGTTATGGCTATGGTGACGGTTACGGATTTGGCGGCGGTGCGTGGATTTGGGTAATACTTCTTTTTGCTATTTTCGGCTTTGGCGGTAACGGTTGGGGCAGAAATGGCAACGGACTTACTCAAATAGAGTTACAGCAAGGCTTTGACACTCAGTCAGTTTTAAGAAAACTTGACGGAATCAGTAACGGACTTTGTGACGGTTTTTATGCTCAAAACACAACTATGCTTCAAGGCTTTAGCGGACTTGGCAGAGAAGTTTTGCAGAACCGTTTTGAAGATGCTAAATGTTGCTGCGAAACAAACAGAAACATTGATGCAGTACGTTATGAAGCAGCACAAAACACTTGTGCAATAACAACAAACGCAACAGCCAACACTCAAAAAATCTTAGACAAATTGTGCAGTATGGAAATGAATGCAAAAGACCAGAGAATCGCTGATTTGACAACTGGTCTTCAAACTGCAAACTTCCAGCTTTCGCAACAGGCTCAAAGTGCTAATATTATTAACACTTTAAGACCTTGCCCAATCCCTGCATATATAACTTGCTCACCTTATCAGGCTGCAAATTATTATAATGCATACGGATGCGGAAGCTGCGGAAACTTTGCGTAATTTGTCGGAAGTAAGAGGGCTTAAAAACCCTCTTACTCTCTAAAATATATAACTTATGGAGAAACAAAAATGTGTAATTGCAAAAATAATACTCACTGTGTAGAAAATGTTACGGTAACAGATACAAATGTCGCTTTGACCGTTACAAATTCTACAAATATAAGCTCTTTGGAATGTTTTAATTTAAAAGTTAACGGTTGCATTTCAAACCGCGTGTCAGGCGCGCCGTTGCCTGTTCAAATTATTGTAAACGGAACAGCAGTCAGCCTTTTAAATAAATATTCTTTGCAAATTTTAAGTAACCATATTCCAAGAAGGTCAAGAGGCGCTTATGTTGTGCCGCCGAATAACGGCACACCGTATGTAATACTGTTTGATACACCTTGCTGTAAATGTAATGCTTAATAATAATTTATTTAACGCAGAGCAATTGGCTTTAATAGCCGATATTATGCAGGTTGCAAACTATGTAGAAAATTTACAACAGACGAGTAACGACAGAATTTTACAAGAATTAGAACGACAAAACAAAGTCTATTTAGAAGAGATTTTAAAAAGACTGGAAAGGCTTGAAAATGCACAAGTTAATAAACAAATATAACAGTTTAAAAAAGAAATACCCGAATATCGCAGAAGATATGATGATGGTGTTCTTTGAAAAAATGGAAGACATTGCAATGGAAGCCCTGACCGAATACGAACAGGAACAGGAATACGGCTGTCATATCGGCACAAAAGAGTTTTATGATGAAGCGGTTGACTTGTTAGAATGGGTAGGCAATAAGGGCGAAGGCGCAAAGTGGAGCGTTGAAGATATCGCCCGCTTATCCGAAATTGATTTTGATAAAAAGGAATATACAAAATATGATTATGCCTATGTTGTAAATATGCTCTATTCTGATTATTGCAATGTGATAACAGAATCAAGAGATTATTTAAAAATGGCTAAGAATTATCTTGAAGACCCCGATTATTGTGGCGAAGCTTCAGAACGGGCTTATCATAACGCTAAAAAACGCATTAAGTATAACAAGGAAGAAAAATAGACAACTCCCAAACCCCAAAGAAGCCCGCTATTGGGCTTCTTTTATTAGCTCGTAGATGTTACCAATTATTTCCATTTTACTCACATTTTTGGGTTTAAATTGATAATCAAAAGGATTTACATTTTCACCTGCTAAACAGCCAAAATTATGAACTCTGTGCATTTGCCAACCAATGTGACTTTCGCAGCAATCGTTATCGTGCCAGAAAACTTCTCTTGCACAAAAATTTTTCTTATGCCATTCATCTTTAGCAGGATATCTTAACAAATCCCCCTCATAAACCAGTTTACCATTTTTGTCTTTTAAGCCGGTGCATTGCATTATGATACAATCTTTAGGTTGAATTTGTATATGCATATCTTGTTAAGTTATTATGTTAAAACCTTTTGCGGTTGCCCAATCGCCACCATTATCATAAGTTCCTATGTGTAAGTGCAAAACCTCATACATTTTTTTTCTTGTTTTATGCCAAGCTCTAAATTTTAACCTATCTTGCATTATTTTCCCCTCACTTTCTCTACTGCCGCCTTGCACATTCCATAAATCACTGCCCCCACAAGGCAAAAGATAAGCAGTGATATAAATATCTTGCACATACTTATAAACAAAAGTATTGAAAAATTGTAAATAGTGTTAATTGTTGTTAGCATTGTTCCTCCTCGCTCCAGCCAAATTCTATATTATTAAATAAGAATATTCGGGCTTCTTCATCCAGTTTTTCATCAGTAACATCGTCTTCAACTTCTATTTCATCTTCATAATCACAACCAACATAGCCAGTTTCAATCCATAACTTAATTTTTCTCATAAAACCTCACTTTCTTTTTTATGCTACAATTTACCCGATTTAAAAGGGGGTAAAATAAAATTATGAAAAAGCAGTATCATTCTAAAAAATCTAAAACTACTAATAAAAAGGTTAAATTTAAGTTTGATTCCAAAGACAATACTGTTATTGAATCAACAATTACAAGCCCAAAGGGCAATAAAAATATTTTTAAGATAATAAATGACAAAAATTCACCAGACTTTCAACAAAGGATAAAAGACTAATGACAACTGAACTGATTATCAATACTTATCATTTCGCTATTATTGGCGGTATTGTAATAATTTTAGCGATTGTTGCATTTTTGCTGCATAGCTTTGGGGGTATAAAATTATTCATTGATAAAGACAAGGATATTACTACAAAATTCCTTGATAAATTTCCTCTTGTTCACCCTGATTTTATAACCAAATCTGCTAAAGAACAGAATATTGAAAACAATCAGGAAATCCACGAATTGAATAAAAAAGTTGAATTAATGGGTGAGGCGATAAGAGTCCAAGCAAATATAATTGAAAGGCTACAAAAGAATGGATAATATAATCTTATACATATTAGGAGGTATTGCTACTATCATTGCAGGATTTAAAGCTTGCGACTGGCTGATTTCTTTAAAGTACAAAACGAAAGACGATTGTGAATCTTGTAGAAAAAATATTTTTGAAGTCGTTAATACAGATAGAGATTTATTAACTAGACTTGATGCAAAAATGGATTTATTACTTAAGCATATGAAGATAAGCGTAGGTGGAGAATAGTGGAAAGATTTAAAAAAGCTTTAAAATTTGTACTCAAATGGGAAGGTGGGTATGTAAATAACCCTAACGACCTTGGCGGGTGTACAAATAAAGGGATTACGCAAAATACATATAATGCGTGGCTTTCTTCTAAAGGTCTTACTAAAAAGGATGTGAAGAACATTACAGACAAAGAAGTTGAAGAGATTTATTACAAGAATTACTGGCTAAAAGCCGGATGTAATAATATGTCTGAAAAGTTCGCTATACTTTGTTTTGACACTGCTGTAAATATGGGTGTAAGCAGAGTATCGGAGTTTCTCAAAGCAGCTGAATATAAATATCTGGAAAAGTTTTTGCTTGCACGTGCGGAGAAATATAACGAATTTGCAAAAGTTGCAACTCAAAGATGCTTCCTGCACGGGTGGCTAAACAGATTATTTGATTTAAAAAAATATGCAGATATTACATAACTCCTTGAAAGTACACACAGAAGGGTGATTTCACCTTTCTCTCGATTTTAACCTTGCGCAATGCAAGGTTTTTTATTAAATAGAATTATGCTCACAAAATGCTCACAAAAATTATAAACTCTATAAAATTTATAAAAATAGTAAAATTTAAAAACCTTAATTTTACTGGGCTTTATAAACATTATAAAATTTATAAAAATTATAAAATATTTTAAAATACCCCTTTTAAGGGATAGGTCGCGCGTTCGAATCGCGCCAAGCGCATATTTTTTTTGTCTAATATATTAAAATGCTCACAAAATGCTCACAGTTTTTTCAAGAATATCTACCGCATGTTCATTTACGTCTTTAACTAATTTTGAGTATGCATTCATTGTTGTAAGAAAATTAGAGTGACCCACTTGCGATTGAATATACTTAAGCGGAACACCTTCTGATAATAAAATATCGACGTAAGTTCCTCGTAAATCATAAAATCGCATGTATTTTTTATTCCCATATATTTTTTCTAATAAAGGCTCAAAACGCCTTTGTATTAAATTCCGAGGGTTATGTAGATTACCCTTTGAATTAGTGAAAACAAATTCTTCTATAGTTCCTTTGCTGCTTCTGTATTCTTTTAATATTCTTATTAAGCTCGGACACATATCTATTGTTCTATAAGAAGAACTTGTTTTAAGCATTTTTTTCAATTCTCCTTGTGTATATTGGCGGCGTACTTTTAATTTTCCTTGCTTAAAATCAAAATCTTGCCATTTGAGCGCCAATAATTCACCCTCCCTTAATCCTGTAAATATTTGGGTCGCCAAAATTGGATAAAAATCAGGGAATATTTTTTTACATTCTTTCAGTAGATTCATCGCCTCATTTATGGTTAGGCGTTTCCATTCTTTAGGCACAGTTTTCGGTTTTTCTATATTCAAAAAAGGGTTTTTATACACTATATCGTGTTTTATGCCATAGTTATAAACAGCTTTGCAAAATTTTAAGCATTCCACAATAGTTGAGGGAGTTTTATTACATTCATTTACCCATTTCTCAACAAGCAAAGATGTTATATCTTTTAATTTATAATTATAAAAAAATCCCAAATGATTATTGTAACTATTGTTATAATTCCGATTGATTGATTTTGATTTATTTATTCTACTATCTAAAAATAGTTTGCATAGATCAGAGAATGTAGAGTTTTCGTTTGAAAGATTTAAGCCCTGAACGCACTTTGCAATGGCTTCTCGCTCTGCATTCTGTGCATCAATTTTTGTTTTAAATCCACTTTTTCTATACTGTTTACGAGGATGTTTTTGTATCGTTATACAAAATTCCCACGTAAAACTACCATCTTTTTTATATCTTTTTCTTACACTCATACTACCCTCTAAGCGGTCTATAACCTGCATTTAACCAGCTAATTACATCTTGTTCCCTAACTTTCAACCCCCCATTAGTAAAAACAGGAATCTCAGGGAATTGTCGTGTATACTTGTATAAAGTACAATACTTTATTTTATATTTTTCCTCGACTTCCTTAAATGTCATCAAGTCACTTGGGACACCTCTCTCATTTAAATTTATAACATTACTCATTTCTAACCTCCAAATACTTAAAATTACTTCATGAACAACATTTCTTAACAAAGAACCTCAAGCCATGATGTGACATGAGGTTCGGAATTGTTAAGCTGTTAAACTATTACACGTTTCTTAAAATAAACTATAACCGTACCAGAATTATTACCCTTCTTCGCTTCTTTTGTTTCTGGATTAATAAACGCAATTCTACCTTTTAAAATTTCGTATTGATATTTTCCTTCTATGACTTCGTGCCAAACTTTAGTATCCATTGAGTTTAAAGGAAGAATCATAACACAAATAGGACACCTGCCACTTTGAACCTCTATGTCAGCTTTTCTTATGAAATCAGCTTTTTTACTAAATGGAGGATTACAAAATGTTCTATACGACCAATTACAAGCTGCATCTAATGCATCTTCATTCCAATCATAGAAAACGCCCCGTTCACATAAACAATTTAGCTCCGTGCAAGCAACATCCATCTGAAAATTAAAAATCCGATTTAGTTGTTTAAAAATATATTTCGGAGTTTCAAAAAAATCATTTCCTTTTTGATTCATTTTCATATTTAATCTCCCAATAAAAAAGAGGTTTTAGAGCAAAGATCTCAAAACTTTGTGCGGGCTGCGTACGTCAGACACCGCATAGCCAGCTTTACCGGTATACACCGCGCTGCCACTCTCTTTATGTATTTCATAAAACTCCAAGATTATCTAAAGCGTTTTGTGCTATAACTCTGCCCTCCGCAGCCGATTTGTTATAAATGTCTTTCAAGGCATTTATAGCTATAAGTTCTCTATGTTTATGTCTCTGTGCTTTTTTAAAATCACAATTATAACATTCATCACACCTTGCATATTCAGGATTGTTAAACTCCCTTTGTTTCATATTTATACTGCACATCCAAACTGGTAACCAATTACTTTCAAATTTATACGGGCATTCCGCTATATCCCGCCCGTTTACAATAGTATTCTCAAGTGTCAATATATTTTCCTCACTTTCTTTGTTAAATTTATGTGCTACAATTTACCCGATTTAATAAGGGGGTAAAAAACTTATGCCGTGTTAAAAATTATGCTCACATTTTGCTCACAAATTTTATAAAAACTATGATAAAAAAAACGTGCTGCATAGCAACACGCATTTAAATTCTATTTCAAGGGGGCAATGCCCCTTCCCTTAATATTATTATAACATACAAATTGCTTCGTGGGGGATTTCTCCCCCACAGGACTACATCAAGTGTAGTTATGCCTTAAACTGTTATTAACTTATATTCATCATACTTAACCCTTAGTGGAACCTTTTCTCCGATATCAAGATAAACAAAATTTTTGACAAAATCCAGCATTAATATAATAGCTCCGGATTCTCATAGATGTTGCCGATGATTTCTAAATGGTATGCAACATCATATAAATTGACGATTTTAGTATAATCTTTATATGAATACTTATCATTATCTGATATCAATATTTTGTATCGTGCTTCATCTTCGCAATATATAACTTTTCCAATTGAGATATTTCCATTTTTAAATTTTGTTCTTTTAACAATATCCCCTTCATAAATCAGCTTGCCGTTTTTGTCTTTTTTGCTCGTGCATTGCATAAGATTTGTAAAATCTTTAGTTATTAGCAAATCGCAATCAAAAGAATACTGATTAATATATTCTTGTTTTTCTATAATTTCTAAAAAATCAGAAAAGAAACAATTATCCGGGTATTTATCTTCAAATATTTTTTGTGCGATATTTGTATCAATTTGATAACCTGTTTCACAAATACTGTCTGTTGGAACAATAATTACAAATCTATCTGTTTTTAATACAGCTCTATACTTAAATCTATCCTGCATTTTCTTCCCCTTAACAAAATTCTAAAATTTTCCTTGCTGCCATTACGTCATTATAAAAATCAGTCCACGCGGCTTTTATATAATCGTCAGAGTTCTGTAATATATAAGGATTCAATTCATTTACTTCTTTTTTTAATATATCTAAATCCCCGAAATAGCAAAATAGTTGCCCATATCTGTTTTGTATTTTCTTTTTAATTTTGTTATATTGTTTACTTGATTTAGATATATAGAACCCTTCACAATCCGAATGGTAAATAAATTCATTAAATTTTGTCTTTACTTCCGGATACTGGTCATAGAAGTCAAAAATAGAAATATCTATGCCTTCATATCTTAATGCCAATTGTCTTAATGAATGAAGTGTGCAGTATGAATAATGATAAGTTTTTATATCTAATCCCATTATTCTTCCCCTTTCGCCTTGCTAATGATGTCTAGGACAGTTAAAATTCTTTCATTATTAAATGCCCTAACATCTGTTTGAGTCCTATCATCTTCACAGTATGTATTAAATCTATGGGCATCCCTTAAAATTTTCTCAATCTCATCAAGGGCTTGCTTGTATTCTTGAAGTCGCGTTGTATAATCAATAACAACCGCATTCGCAGTGTTCAATTCTAACTCTTTTTCCAACTCCTTAACCTTTTCTTTTTCGGCTTGGAGTTCTACACGATATGATTTAATTTCAGAATATAAGTCATTACCTATTGTTTTATGCTCTTCTGCAAGAGTATGATTTATTTTTATTATCCTTTTATAATCTTCTTTCAACTTCTCATTTTCTTGCTGTAACGCTTCACAGTTCTTACAATATTCGCTCATTGTTCCTCACTTTCTATCTGCTCTAGGACTCGTTTAGCTGTGTTTTTATTTCCGTTTGGGAAAGTTCCAGAATAAAATTTCAACGCTTCCGTTGCTATTTTAAGTTTGTGTTGTAGTTCAAGACATTCACTGTCTTTGTTTGCATATTCTCTTAAATAAAAAGTTTCGTTTTCTTCTTTTTTCTTTTTCAACTCCTCGCACTCTGCTGTCTTGCGCTGGAGTTGTTTGTGGTCGCAGTTTTTAAAATCAGTGCATCTACCTTCTGATATTCCATCGAAATAATTAAAATAACATTCGCCATCCGTATAATGGTCGCATTCACTTACATCTACACCGTCAATCATTATTTTATCTGTCATATTAATCTCCAAACTCCTTTTCTAACTCAATAATTTCTTCGGTTATTTCATCATCTGTTTTATTTTTTTAATAATCCTTGTGATACGGACTATCTTTTAAAGCCTTACAAGCAAAACAGGTATTGTGTGTAAATAAATTATGTATAGGACAGTTGAGATTACATTTAACGCCCGAATTAATATTTTTAATTAATGTTTTTTTATCTATCATTGTTTAATACCTCCTCTGCTATTTTAAGCGCTACATGGTTCACGCAGTTGCTGAAATTTGAGTCATCGTAATTTAATACATCTAACAATGCACGGTAATAACCTTTGCCGAATTCAGTTAGACTTTGCGGACAGTATTTAATTAGCTCATAATATGATTTAGCCATATTAAATACTTCTGAGTATGTTTTCATCCTTCCAATATCTCCTTTACTTTTGCGTGGTCTAAATATTCTGTCATTTGAATTATAAGTAACACTAGGACTTCTTCAAATGTCTTAGCTTCCGGATTGACAGAAGAAAACATACAGTCCCCATAGAAAAACTCAAATGTGTATACACCTTCATCTTTGTAGAAAGAACAGTGAGAATCTTCTATGTTTATTACAAGCTTAATCAACTCCAACTGTTTTTTTGTAGTAAATAAGGGGTAATGAAACTCTTTTTCATCACACTCAAGACCTTCCTTTTTGCATTTTTGCCATATTTCATTTCCATATTCACAAGGTATATTTTGTTTTACAGTACCTCTGCAACCTAGTTTTCTTACTCCATATACCTCGCACAACTCTTTGTATATTTCTGTTTCTTCAATTGCTGTCATTTTGTTGCTCCTTTACTCTTAGGAAAGCTCCCATATTACCAAAGATTTCAAAAGTTTTATCAGTAATCTTTTCTACTTCTATTTTTGCTAAATCATAATACCTGCTAAACATTGCGCCCGATGTTTGATAAACTTTACAACCTGAATCTTCTAAACTATCAAATGACCATTCATCTATAATCAAATCATCGGCAGGGGTTTCTTTTAACCATTCATTATCAGTATTTTGAAGTACTTCATATATTATCTCGGAGTTATTACTCATTTGATAAAAACCGATTTCTTTAATGTCTTGAATTTTCATCTCTAATACTCCCATTCTTCCGATGCTATATATTCTGCGGTGTCCTTATCTTCTTTTACGTGCTCAATTAGACATTCTAAAAAAGCGTTAACAACATCATTGGAATAGGACTCATATTGATTACTCTCAGTTGTTAAATATGAACTAAAACGATATATTGGGATACAAGATATATAAGTTTGCCCGGTTACAAAAGAAAAATCTTCTATATGTGTAATTAAATTAAACAGCTTCACAAAGTTTTCAGGATTTTCAAAGTCGGGGAAAAGTGCCGTGTAAGTTGTGCCTAATTCGCATTCGCTACAACTGCATTCTCCATTTTCATATTTACAAATATCTATGCCCTCTGAACGCCCGAGTCTTACCTCATTCTCAAAAGAGCAATTAGAAAGAAATATTGGCTCAATCCCACACAATTCGCAAAGCTGCTGTGATAAATTATTTACCCCTGTCTTAGTCATTCTTCCTCCATTACTGTAACTTCTTCTACATTCTCTAAAAACTTCTCTAACCCCTGCTTGCCGTTACGTGCATAAATCATTAACAGCGCATATTTCATATTCGTTATACCGTAAGGGTTTACAATCTTTGCTGAATTGCAGTAATCCTGCTCAGGACATTCAACACACTTCATTTTGTGATAATAACAATTTGCTGCTGTATGGTGCCATTTGGTATAAAGGCGGTTATTGTATGCTGTATTGTTTGGTCTGCCTTTGCTCATATATTTCCTCTTATTTAATATCTTCAAGTTTTATTATATTTCTCCTCAATGCCTCTATAATAAGGCCAGCCCGTGTCTTCTGATTAGGGATTTTATAAAATAAAGAGTTGAGATGCGTTTTAACAGTGCCTCTGTTATTTTTAACCGGGATGCAATTACGCGATTAGGATAGCTGAGCATTTTTAAAACTTCCAGCTCTTTATTTGTCAGCTCTATCATAGTATCTCTCTCTCCACTTTTTCCTACTAAAAACTCATGCAAGCCCTTCCATTTTTGAAAGAAAGTATTCAAGATATCTGACCGTTACCTTATGTTCTTTTCCATTTGAATCAACCTCTTTTTTTGTTTTCTTTACCCAGCGCCCTGAAATGGTATCGTAGCCGTATTTTTTACGTAAATCCCTTATCCTTGCGGGCGGGTGACAAATATTAAATTTTTCAAACATTTCATATGCAGTAATACTCTTATGTTCTTGTAAGTATTTCCATACCTTTGTATTTTGTGCTTCACGCATTATTCATTCTCCTCTCCTTATTATTCTTCCGGTAGAAATATCTTATCTCCTATAATCACAGTGCCTTTTGGATAAAATTTGAACGAACAATTACCGAATTTTCGCATTATATCAGCTTTTAGCTCATTAATAGATTTCCCGATAGGCGATACTGTAAACCCATATTTTAAACCGCTTGTAAGTGTTATGATTAGCAAAGCTCCTTCGTCTTTACAAGATTGTGTTTTAACTTCTCCATACGTCAACGCTTCAATAATATTTGCTAATCCCGGAAAGGTTTTGTACTTATAGTGTTTTAAAAACCATCTGGTTATTTGCCTGTAATCGTAGCTCTTACCGGTCTTTTTAACTTCTCCTTCAAGGATTTCAGTATAGAAAACAATGCGTTTTCTTACTGTTTCTTCAGCTTCATTCAGAGGGAAAAAGCACTCCAATTCTTGTAAAAACTCAAATATCGTCATTTTTTCTTTTCCTCATATTCTCGTGCCATTTCTTCCCATAAATCTTTTTTACTTTTTTCTGAAAATTTATCGGGATTCTTTTTGCGGTAATTGTAATAACTTTTAAGTCTTTCATAATGTGCATTAGGTAATTCTGCTATGTAAGGTCGCTCTTTCCCTACCTCAATATTGCTTGAGAATGAATTTATAAGCTCATTTAGCAGTTTTTCGCTTGCACACATAGAAAGAAGTTTTCCATGTTGTTCAGATGTTAAGCAAACATTTAGGTACTCTCCATAAATATTGAAATCTTCTTTTTCTTTTTCTTTGTATTGTTCTTTTTCTTTTTCTTCAAGGGTATCCATACCCTTTGGATACCCTTTCAATACCCTTTCATACAAATTATGTTTTTTTAATTTTTCTATAATAGGTCTATGTGGTTTGCAATTTTCAGAGAGTGTGCCGTATTGAAATTTTATAAAATCTATAACAACAATATTGTTATTGTCTAAAAATTCAAATTGTTGTTTCTTTAAGTTAATTTCTTTTAAATCTTCAATATTCACATTCTCACCGATTACAAAAGAGGCAAGCCGGAAATTAATATTCCAAACACCGGCACAATCGCAATTTTCAAAAATATATTTCAGTAAAATTTTATGTTTTACACCCAATTCCTGAAACCAGCTTTTTTGCCATAATTCGGTATCAACAAAGCGTTTAGACATTACCCCTCCTAAAACGGTACTTCTTCATCATATTTTTGTTTTTTCTTTTGTATCTGTAAACTCCAATCAGGAGATTTGTCAGACCTTTTGTCTGTTATCTGCCAGAGAGTTACATTTAAATTATCTAATGCCGGATAAAGCGTCTTAAATGCTTCGTCTAAACTTATTGAGATAAACTCTTTACCCTCATCTGTTACCTTGTGCCATCCATTACCTATTTGCATTGTTATTCTCCTTTGCTTTTAGTTTTGTGTATGTTTTAGCGTATTCTTGCTTAAACGCCTCTTTATCCACAGCTGTATCTTTGTATGTTTTATAATAATTTTCACAAGCTTTTGTGCTTATCTGTTCATACAGTCCTTGAATTAAATCAATATCAGCATCAGAAGTTTTATCAGAATATTTGTTTTTGGGCAATTCTTGCGGCTGCATACCATCAAACATATCATTCTCTACTATCTCAAGAGCATTAACATAAAGATAACGCTTCAAATATGTATGAATACCGCCAAGCGCTTGGATTTTGTTACATCCTTTCAGCTCTAATTCTTCAATAGGAGAGATAAAATCAACCGTTTGCGTTTCATCTTCCGTATTAATAATAGTGAGCGTTGCTTCATTTTGTGTTATACTGAAATTGCTAAATAACTTTTTTGCTTCAAATAATATGTTTATTTTTGGCAAAAAGTCTGTAAGTTCGTAGTATTCATATCCTGCGAACTTATTTTTTCCACTTTTTTTCAAGTTCATATTTTGTAACTCAACTCTGCAAGCCTGTATTTTTTCATAAATATTAGGCATATTTTATTCTCCTATTCATTTCTTCCTTAATAATCTTGATGTACTTGCTCCTCATTTCTATTGCTATTTGAAGCAGCTTCGTTAATTCGCCATCACTCATTGTTTTTAGTAATCTGATATCTACCATTTTTCACCTTTCTCTCTAGCCAAACCCGAATAGTGTAGAAATTTTTTCATCTTCTACAGTCCATTCTGAGTTTGCATATTTTTTCTTTCGTGTAACTTTGAAGTAATTATCCGGAAGATAATTGCCGATCCTATTCCAACATCTACCAAACAAATACGTATCATTTTGGAATTCTGTATGCTCTAGAAAGTCTTCTTCATCCATTTAGTTTTCTCCTGCTGATTCGCTCAAACCAATTAAGAAACATATTAAGAGTTTCTGTCTTAGTACACGCGTTAACAAAATCAAGGGCCTCTCTTTCCGCCTTCAAATCACGGCAGGTAAGCGGCAATCTCTTGTCCCTAAGCATATTGTATGCGTGAGCGTAAGTATTTTTTTGCATTTCTCTTAAAGTAGCCATGCTTTTTTCTCCTTTCCCTTAGTTTTTCTGTAATTGCTATCGGAATAGCGAATAGCAAAGTAAAAATAACTAATATCCAAGCTTCTACCATAATAAAATTCCTTTCCGAGGGTAAATAAAAATA